GACTGCTGGCGAGGCAGGAAACGATGCAGGGTTCTTGTTGCTTTCGGGAACTCTCTATAGCGGTTCTGCTGCTATTCAAATTCATGACGGCAAGTTCGTGGCAGGCTCCGTTGCCGAGGCGGCCGCCGCCGGACACAGCAGCTTCGAGGCCGAACTTCTGAAAGAAGGTCCGATGTCTGGTGGCTTAGATCTTACTGTCGGGACTACAAATGCTTTTGTGGCTGGCAATAATAAAATTCCATGGTCTTCAACACTTACATCACACACAGTTGTAACCGGCGCCCTTAACTTTACCGGCTCATACCGTTGGCCGACAATTACTTGTCGCGGCAGTAGCGCCGATGGAGGCTATGTGTTGCCAACCAAGGCATACTTTGGCTTCTACACTGGCAAGTCTGCAACAGATATTAATTTCGAGCCCAGTACGGTCGATTTGCTTCGCCCGCTTCCTGCCGGCCTACGAGGAGCTAATCATGCTGCTGATGGTACCAACACACAATCGCCATTCTGGTTTACACTAGACGATATTAGTGGGTCCTCCACCGCGGCAGGATCAGTTGGTTCTGCTAATCCGGATCCAGATAATAATGAGCATATGGTTTGGGTATCGGGCTCTCGTGCCGACAACAAATCTGTTACGGCTTTATCAGTCGGCTCCGCGGATGGTTCGAACCCGAACCAGAATCCGGATGGCTGGAGATACTTATTACAGAAACTAGCGGTTAACAAATTTGTCGTGCCTCTGTTTGGAGGCTCAGATGGTCTGGATATTACTGAGCGCGAGCCGTTCAAGAATGCCGGCTTAACTGCTGCATCCGGTGATCCCAAAAAGAGTTGGGCCTATAATACCATTGATGAAGCATTAGACATTATTACTAACGTTGAAGATTATGAATTCAACCTTGTTACAATGCCCGGTATTACAGATCCAGGCCTTACGAAGAAGCTGGTTGGTTTGTGTCAAGAGAGAGGCGATGCATTGGCAATCATCGATGTTGAAAATGTATACACTCCCAGCACAGAGACTACCTTAGACTCTATCAGTAGGCGCGGCACTGTGCGCGATGCTGTTACTACGATGCAAGACCGCCAGCTTGATTCGAGCTATGGCTGTTGCTACTATCCATGGGTTCAGGCTCAAGATACTGCTGCCGGAGTCAATCTATACCTTCCCCCGTCTGTTGTGGCTCTTGGCACAATGGCTTCTTCTGAAGCTGTATCAGAGCCCTGGTTTGCTCCTGCCGGCTTTAATCGCGGCGGTCTGACAGACGGCGCAGCGGGAATTCCAGTAATTGGCGTTACTGAAAAGCTAACAGCCAAACAGCGCGATCAGCTTTATGAGGGAAATATTAATCCAATTGCTTCGTTCCCGGCTGAAGGCATTGTAGTCTTTGGACAAAAGACGCTTCAAATCACGCCGTCGGCTTTGGATAGAATCAACGTGAGAAGATTGATGATTTTCCTTAAGAAGGCGGTTTCTAGATTTGCTGCAAAAGTCTTGTTCGATCAGAACGTACAGGTTACGTGGAACCGCTTCTTGAGTATGGTTGAACCTTTCCTTGCTAGTGTTAAAACCCGCTTGGGGCTGTCAGACTTCAAAGTTGTTCTGGACACCACTACAACAACTCCAGAATTAGTTGATCGTAACATCATGTATGCCAAAATTTACTTGAAGCCCGCGCGCGCAATCGAATTTATCGTGGTTGATTTCGTAATTACTAGCACGGGAGCGTCTTTTGACGATTAAAAAATAAATTAATATACTAGTTATTGATACAATACAATGGCTGTTATCAGGAGGAAAACTAAAAATGGCATTTTGGTCAGATACTACAAATAATGTTCCCGCCCCTAAAAGAAACTTTAGATGGCTTTTATACTTAGGCGGTATCCCGTCTTGGCTCTGCAAGAAGGTTACAAAGCCTGCTTATTCTGTCACCGAGGTAGTTCATGAATACTTGAACCACAAGTTTTACTATCCTGGCCGTCTTGAATGGCAAACTATTGACGTTACTCTTGTTGACCCTGTAAGTCCAGACGCAGTTACTACTATTAATGATATTATCAAGTTTAGTGGTTACACACCTCCTGAATCTCAATTTGATACTTTAACTCTTAATAAAGCTGACGCCGTCAGCGCGCTGGGTAAAGTCCGCATTCAACAGCTAGGCACCAAATCGTACGATCTCCAGGGCTCCGACGCGGGCCAGCACTTGCCAGTAGAAGAATGGATTCTTTATAATGCCTGGATTAAAGATGTTAAGTATGGCGAGCTAGACTATACTAGCGATGACTTAACTGAAATTACTCTTACGCTTCGCTATGATTATGCAAAACTTAACTTTGATAATCAAACGACCACGCCCGTACTGGAAGAAGGCGCCGGCATTGGGATTGAGCCCATGACCGGACCAGATCCCAACGCTGGCCAGACGCACCCTGACAGCGAAGTCGGGTAAAAGATTTAAAAAAACATTTAATTATTACAAATTACATTATATAATATAGACTCAAAAAAAGAGAGGTTTGAATGTCTAGAAATAATGATGAGCGAACTGGTGCTCTGCCGAGTGCAGAGCCACCACTCGCTGCTGCTGATCCAAGCCCCCAGCAGAACAACTCAATTGGGCTTAACTTTGTCGTTCCTACGGAACACGTAGAGCTGCCTTCAAGGGGCCAGTTTTATCCCGAAGGCCACCCCCTGCGCGGGGAACAGACAATTGAAATTAAACATATGACCGCAAAGGAAGAAGATATCTTAACTTCTAGAACTCTTCTTAAGAAGGGTCTTGCCGTCGACAGACTTTTGCAGAGCGTTATAATTAATAAAACAATTAAAGCAGATGATTTGTTTGTAGGGGACAAGAATGCTGTTATTGTAGCTGCCAGGCAGAGTGCCTATGGTGACGAATATAAAACCAAAGTAGGCTGTCAGGTATGCGGAGAAGCTTCTGATTTTGTTTTTAATCTGAGCACTCACGTACACGCTCATCCAGAAGATGCTGAAGATCCTGAATTTGATTGCACTTCAAGTGGGACATTTATAATCAAACTTCCTAAAACCGGTTTTTCTGCTGAGGTACGTCTTTTAAATGGTAAAGATGAGAAGTGGCTAGCCAAATCTATGGAACAAAAAAGGAAAGCACGTTTAGGTGAGTCGACTTTGACTGATCAAATGAGGCTTTTTATCGTATCAGTCAATGGAGTTAAAGATAGAACTCAAATTAATGAGTTTGTTAATGCCATGCCGGCAATAGACTCTAGACATATTAGACGCGTTTACAAGCAGCTAAGTCCAAACATTGATTTAACACAAGACTTTGTGTGTGCCGAGTGTGGCGCCGAAACGAAGATGGAGGTGCCCTTTACTGCGGACTTTTTTTGGCCTCAGTAATGAGTATATGGAAAATGTTTACGAACAATTTTTCATGCTTAAACATCATGGTGGGTGGAGTTTCACAGAGGCCTATAGTTTGCCAGTTGGACTTCGAATGTGGTTTTTAAAACGGCTTAATAAGCATTTTGAAGATGAAGCCGCGGCCATGGAAGAGGCAAAGCGCAAAGCAAAGGGCAGAAAAAGCTTTTAGAAAGGAGCCGGGGGAATCAACTCTCGGCTTTTTTACTTTAATTTACTAATTACATTAGTATACTTGTATATATCACAGGAGGGCACCTCATGGAGGAGAAGAACATCTTAAAAGAAGAAGAGCTAACCGAAATTGTTTTTGATCTCGGCGCTCAACGCAAAGGTGAACTATCTGAATTCCTTAACCGCATGGCAATGTTTGGTGGGTGGATTAAATATTTGCTTAAGCAGATGTTTGGAGGTAGTTCGAACGTGCCTGTGAGTATTAAGGGCAATAGATCTGAAATTGAGAGCTTTAGTAAAGTAATGGCAAAAGAAAAAGATTATATAAGTCTAGCGTCTAAACATGGCCTAGACAATCCTCACACATATAAAAGTAAGGCCAAACTTCAGAGAGCCGTAAACCATTTCGAAAGACAGACAGGCATTAAGTGGCCTTTAAGATAGGAGTACTTTATTAAGTGGCCTTAACACCAGAAGAAGCACGAAAACTTAGAGACCAGTTTAAAGAAGTCGGCATCGAGCTGGAGCTGGTTGATAAGCTTTTTGAACAGCTTGGCAAAAGACAAGAAAATCTTACCCAATCAACGGCGGACCATCTAGACAAGTTGATGGAGTCCAGTAAGGCTCATCGTGATAATATACAGCTGCTTGAGCAGCAAGCTGCAGCTCAGAAAAAGTTTACAGACTTATCAGAACAAGTATTCGGCATCACAGAGAAAACTTCAACTTATTTTGAAGGCATACGTAAATCTCATGAAGCTGGATATGAACAGGCGAAGAGGCAGCAAAGCTTAGCGCTCAAACGCGCTAAACAGCTTGAGTTGGAATTAGCTGATCATAGAGAAAACAAGACCCTCAACGACGAAGACTACGAGCAGAAGATCCAGCTGTATACTAAATATAAGCTGCATATAAAAGATACCGCTCGACGACTGGCGCTAATGAGGGCCGCCAATGAGGAACTCAAGACACAAGAGGCAGGATATAAAGAAATTGAAAAGTCCACCGCTGGCTGGATTCAAAATTTAACTGGAGTTACTGAAAGCGGCTTTAAAGATAGTATCCTGGGCAAGATCGATGCCGTCGGTGGCTTTGCGAACGCGCTGGCTGCTTCTGGAATTCAGATGGCACAGACACTCACGGTTGCTAATGTACTGGGTTCGGGCATCACTGGAATTTTTAATGAAACTATAAAGATGGTCGCCCAGACAGATAATGCCACCGCAGGTTTTTATAAAGCCACTGGAGCCAGTTCAGAATATAATTCAATGATTCGTGAGGTCCGCGAAGAAAGTGCCATTTTTGGTGTTAATATAGGAGAGTCTGCCGAGGCTATTCAAACACTATATACACAAATGGCAGGCTTTACTGATCTATCAAAAGAAGCAAAAAAAGATGTCGCGAATTTTACAGCTAGAATGGGCCAGCTTGGCATCGCTGCTGGTACAACAGCAGACTTGTTGAATTCTGGAACAAAGTCGTTGAATTTAACATCGAAAGAATCACAGAAAATGGTTCTTGAGGTTACTAAGGCAGCTCGATCTCTTAACATACCCGTTGCACAAATGACAGAAGACCTCAAGGCTGCTATGCCAACGTTGGCTGCGTATGGAGCCGCCGGCGTCAAGATATTTAAGAACATTGCAGCGCAGGCCAAGCAAGCTGGCCTGGCAACATCAGATTTGTTGGGCATCACTGAGCAATTTGATACGTTTGAAGGAGCGGCCGAATCAGTTGGCCGCTTGAATGGTATTTTAGGTGGTAATTATCTAAACAGCTTAGAAATGGTTAATATGTCAGAAGACGAAAGAGTTCGAACATTAGTTCAAACATTTGAAATGACTGGCAAAAACTGGGAAGCTCTAGGAAAATACGAACGAAAAGCAATTGCTGCTTCAATCGGTATCAGCGACATGGATAAGGCCAATAAATTGCTTGGCATGTCGACAGAAGAACTAGATAAGAAGATGTCTGGTGCTGATGCTGGTATATTATCGCCAGAACAAATGCAAGAGATGGCCGATAAGGCGCGCTCATTTAGCGAGAAGCTTGAAAACATATGGCAATCAATGGCAGTGATGTTAGGTCCTATTATATCTATTATTAATACTGTTTTAGAGGGATTTTTGTGGCTGGACAATGTTTTAGGAGGTATGCTGGCGCCAACAATTATGGCTCTTGCCGGCGCATATTTATTCTTGAGGTTACAAACCAGAATGGCCGCTCAAGAAGAAGCTGTAGCGGCCGGCGAAAGAATGGTATTCATGAATGGCGAAGCTGCAACGAGAGTTCGTAACATGGTGGCGCAAGCTTATGAAAATACACTTAGGGCAACGGGTATTCAACTTAACAATATTGAAGCACAAGTTCGAAATACCGGCACTGCTTCTATGATTTGGCAGATGGTTCAAATGAAGGCAATGAACTTCTGGTACACAGTCACCGATGCAGCGAGAATGAGACAAATTGCTCTTGCGATGCGTCAGACTGTGATAGATAA